AGAACCTTGTTCAACTTTGCCTTCAGTTCGTCATAGGTCTTGAAGTTCTCAGGCTTCAAGAAATCCTTGAGCGAGTGAGCAGACTTCCAGACCTTTTCAATCTGAGCATCATCACCAGCGAACAATGGAGCAGCAGCCTCGAACTCTGACTTATCGTAGTTGCGATAGCCTTCGACCTGACGAATCTTGACCTTGAAGTTCGCACCCTTCCAGAAGTCAAACGGATTCAGCGGCGTCTCATCAGCAAACTGAGGCTCAAGTTTTTCCTTGATCTTATCAAAGATCTTCTTACCAAACTTATAGAGGAAAACCTTACCTTCGTTCTGCGGTCGCTTGGCGTCAGAGATGACAAGCACATTTGCGATGTATGTCAACTTGCGCTTCTGCTTACGAGCGATTTCCTTGTTTGCTTCGATGCCAGAGTTCCAAAGAACAGTGTTGTACTCAGAAACTGGATCGTTCTTGCCCATAGTGGTGAGAGAGTTCTCAATGTACCAACCACCTGGACCTTGGAAACCATGGGACCAGATTTGTACCCAAGGCAAACCATCTTCGCCGTCAACTGCTGGTGTATCGAGGAAGCGGATAACTGCGTATCCGTTGCCAGCAGCATCAACATCAGGTTGCCAAAAGCGATCATCTGCGCTCTTAGCACCGCCACCACCTGCTGAAGATTGCTCAACTGCCTTCTTCAACTTATCAAGGGACGAACCCTTCTTTAGATTTGATAGACTCATTTGTATTCTCCGTATAGCGTTGTATAAATTGTATTTTGCTTATCCACTTTCTTCATTACCATATTATTATATAGTATTCTGTTGAGCAAGTAAAGTTTCTTTTGTCAAGAGTTTATACTTGTCAACATTCACCGCAAGAAAAGCACCATACTTGCGCACCTTTCTTGACACTTTGGGATAGATGATATCATCAGAAATCTTCTTGTCCCAAATTCGAATAAAGTCAAAGATGTTATTGAGAATCACCATAGTTTCTATAGTCACTTCTTTTTGCATAAGAAGATTCAGTAATGGTGGAAATTGTCCATCTTCAACTTTAAATAAATTGTTAAACTTGTTTGGGTCTGGGCAGATCTTTTGTAGATCTTCCAAGTAAACCTTGCTCATCGAATCCGTGGTTCGTTTCCAATCCCTATAAGTTTCTTCAGCCTGGTCTTCAAGCAATGACTTGGTCCAATTATCGTCACTGTGTACAAAATTAGCAACCAAAAATGGAACCATCTCATCGTCGCGATACTTGCGCGCCAGACGATGGAAAAGAAACTTGTCGCGGCGTTTTTGAAATGCATCTATTGATACTCTAGTTTTTCCATCATACTGAAAGAAGTTATAACTCTCTGAGGTGAAATGTAACTTGACGGCTTGATAGATGCAATAAAGATCGTATCCGTTCAAATCTGTCCTCTCTTAAACTTCTCAAGAAGATCGCGCATCTTTGCTTGCGTCTCGCGAATCTTTGCTTGCGTCGCTTCGTCAATCTCCACTTCATCATCTTCGTTATTCTTTTCCGCTTCGTTTACTGCTTTGACTAACTCAGATGCACTCTGAGTTCCTGTAAAGAAAGCAGGAAGCATCAGCCACCAAAGAGATGATTGCGTGATGTAAATCATCACTCCCGTAAATGACCAAACAAAAATATTCCAGATTAATAGTTGCCAAGTCATAGTGGTAGTCTGCTTCCTCGTGGCAAGAATCTCAACTCCATTGCTTCACCTTCAATGATACTCTTCAATGAGTCATTGATCAAACTGGCGGCAACTTCAATCTCAAGATTGTTGCGTTCACAATATGTTGTAACAGCATCCATGTGATCAATCTTTTCTTGAATAGCCAGATTCATAATCATCATAGAGAAGTTATTTTTTTCTTCACGATTTGCCATATTAGATCTCATAAGCACTCAGTGTCTCGTTTAGTTGTTGCGTCACGCGAACAAAAGTTGTTCGCTTGCTCAGTTCTTTTAGTTCTGATGCTCCCACATATGTACATGCTGAACGCAACCCACCTAAAATATCTTGAATAGTTCTGCTCACTTCACCGCGATATGGAATCTCTACAGTTTTGCCTTCAGATGCTCTGTAATTGGCAACACCACCATTATGCAGATCCATGGCTGTATCAGAACTCATGCCATAGAATCGATTGTCACCAAATGACGAAGCACCACCTTCCTTGTGACCCGCCAACATTCCACCGAGCATCACGAAATCAGCACCAGCGGCGAATGCCTTTACAACATCCCCTGGAACAGAACACCCACCATCCGCTATGATATGACCCCTGAGACCATGAGCAGCATCCGCACACTCAATAACCGCACTCAACTGTGGGTAGCCGATTCCTGTCATCTTGCGTGTTGTGCAGACAGAGCCAGGACCAATGCCAACTTTCACGATGTCAACACCCGCGAGAATCAATTCCTCTGTCATCTCTGGTGTAACAACATTACCCGCCATCAAAATAACACTAGGGTATCGTTCGCGGAATTTCTTAATGAATTCTACGAACGCTTGTGTATATCCATTCGCGACATCGATGCAAACTTTAATATGTTTATCGCCCACTACATGATAAACATTATCGAATTTGTTTAGATCTCTGTCACTAATACCAAGAGAGTAAACGCTGCTGTTGAGTTTCTTTTTAAAATGGTCTATCAATTCAACATCTTTGAAATGCTTTGTCAATGCAGTCATTGTTTGGCAATTATCTAATGCCACGTCCATGTCAAATGTCCCGACACCGTCCATGTTGGCTGCTATAATTGGAACACCGTACCATTCATTCCCGCTGCGAAATTTAAAGTGTCGTTTTAATTTAACCTCACTTCTAGACGCAAGCGTAGATCTTTTTGGTATAATCAAAACATCCTTGTAGTCAAGTTTCACATCGTTTGTAATTCGCATAAAGCCTCAATGATAAAATATATGATTACCGATTTGAGCAATCATTCGACTTTCATCAGCCCATTTCGGGTTAACATAAGTTGCATGAAAGTATTTGGCATTACCTATTATACCGTATCTCTTCTTGGAAATCAATATGCTTTCGGCAATTCTTTGCGATTCACGCCAAGCATTATTGTTACGAACCGAACGCTTGCCTTCACAGACCCAAGAGAACTGACAGATGTTCTTATGTTTCTGATGAACAACAGCACAAACGGTCTTTGGGAATTGATTACTCTTCACTCGGTTCATTGTAACTTCTGCGACAGCAATCTTGCCAGCGCGAGGCTCGCCACCTGCTTCGAAGTAAATGTTGCGCGCAAGGCACTCAACTTCGCGCATGACCTTTTGTTTTCTGTCGAATGATAACTCAAGAAACTCCATGCGAGTGTTCATGTCGAGTATTTGAGTAGCAAGAATGACATTTGCATTTTGCTGAGTTTCCAACTGCATCATAGCTCTAGAGTACATGTTATACGGCACAAACAATCCAAAAAAGAGAGCAGCGAATAAGCCACCCCAGAGCATAAAGAAGTTGTGGTTGCGATCAAAATAATTTTCTACATTACGAAGTATATCTACTGCATTCATGTTAAGTCTCCATTATTGCAGTGGAAAGAAAAGGGTGGTGGTTCGCACCACCACCCCAGACCTTTCTGTTACCGAGCGGTCAACTCTTTGTGCTCAATGTGCTTATTAGGCAGCGAGAGCCATAGGTGTAAATGAATCATCGTTTGCATTTACTAGTTTTGCTATATTATCGTCATTCGCCTGACGAGCGCATTTTGTCTATTACTCACCCTGTCGAAACCTGTCATCCCCTCAGAAAACACACCAAGACTTTTCAAGATGTGCTTTTGGTGGAGATGGGGGTATTGAAACCCCGTCCAAGATGCCTTTACCTAAATGTTTACGCTGTTATTATCCTTGTAAGAGTTGTGGTTTTGTTTGCTCGTTTAATTGTTTCTGTTCTTCAAGATGAGCCTTATACTGCTCATTTGTTAACTTGTGCAATCCAGTGCAAACGCCAGTCGGGCTTCGACCGCATCCACAACCATACTTCTTTGTTTCTGTTACTTCGTTCATGGTGTTATTTAGCGTTTTTCGATCATTCAACGATCTCGCCAATCCTCCTATATCCCTTTCGAGTTGGGTGCACACCATCTTTTGAAAGACTTGGGATTCGAACAATCCAATCACCATACATCTCTGCAATACTTTCTACATGCTCTTGGATTCTTACAATAGGGATTTCGCTAGTCTTTGAGTTCCCAGCAGGAAGAATCCAATATACCGTTTCTGCTTGTACTCTCTCACGCAGTTTAAACAGTTCTTTCTCAGTCTTGATATACTTGTGATCATTGCTACCAAGACTGATTACAACAACCTTACCATTAAAGGGTTGCGGGTATTTCTTATTAAATTGTGTGGTATTGATCCCGCTAGTAGCATAGGCAACACACTCTGGTCTTGCCATATGCGTTCCAACTGCAATACTATCACCAAGAATTAAACAATCAATCATGTGTAAACTACCTTATCAAGCCTTTTGCCAATAGGAATCAATATACTTCTGCAACTCTTGGCGATGGTGGATTAGTTCGTCGCCCTTCACAATCATAGTCTGGCAAAAGTTAGCAGAGTCTACGCCAATTAGAATGACAATCTGGTCAATGTTGAGACCAGTCATCTCATTAAACATCGTGGCATAGGCTGCACCCTGCATGAAGTATCCGCCAATGTTCTCCTTTTTCTTGAGACGATTGGAAGTCTTGAAGTCGATGACTGACAGCACACCCTTATACTCAGCGATACAGTCTACGGTGCCAGCAAGTTTAAGTTCGTGGGAGAACAGACGGTCTTCGAGGCAATGAATGTTATTGACTTTTTCGTTCAACTCTTGCTTCATGCGTACAAAGAGTGACTTAACATTCGGCATCATTTCGACAGAAGAAACATCCTCATTGTTCAGATGCATTTCGAGCACTTTGTGAACACTAGTCCCACGAGTCGTAGCCTTGCGAGAGATCTCGTTGGCTTTCTCATCACCGACTCTCTTACGCCACTCTAGAATTCCTTCCTTGCCATGATCGGCAATCACCGTAGTCACAGACGGATACTTCTCTCCGTTGGGTGCGACATAGAGTCGTTTCCCGTCAGTATTCTCTTGCAAGAGTTGCGGGAAGTCATGACGAATATGATTATACATACCAAGAATTCTCAATCAAACCAGACATAGTTATTATACCGTATTACGAAGCAAAAGTCAAGTGTTTTCTTGATCATATTTGTCAACAGCAATCAGGAAGTCCTTTACAAGACTTGAACGCACGATATCGTCAGTTGTAAACTCTACGCTGGTGAACGATGGCATAGTCTTGGCAATTTGATGGAACTTCCAAAGCCCAGACTTGTCGCCTTGCTTGCGATACAAATCAGTCTGTCTATAATCACCACAGAAGATAATCTTAGAACGATAGCCCACACGAGTCATGATAGTCGACAATTCTTCCCAGTTCATGTTCTGGCATTCGTCAACAATAATAATCGAATCGTCAAAACTCATACCACGAATGAAAGAAGTCGAGATGAATTCAATCTTCCCTGCGTCCTTTAGACCTTCGTAGGCATCACGGCGATTGAACAGCGTATGATAGATCTGCATGTACGGCTGTTCATACAGACTCATCTTTTCTTCTAGACTGCCTGGAGTAAAGCCAACATCCCGAGACTGAACAGCAGACCGTACGATAACAACACGCTTGAAAGAAGAATTTTTGTCGTAAACCTCTTGCATTGCTTTATAGCACGCAATGAAAGACTTACCAGTGCCTGCAGAACCAGTAAGCATGATAAAATAATCACCGCGTCCATAAGCATCAAAGAACTTCCTCTGGTTATCTGTTAAAGGTTCAAATGTCTGAAGTTCCGATGGTTTTATTTTATTCGGAGTACTAACTCGAACATGTTGTTCACTTTCAAATCCAATCGTGGTGTTCGATACATTTTTTTTCTTAGACATGTAATATCCTTATTGTTGAAATAGTTTATGTTTCTTCAATACCTTATCAGTCTTTACTCGTTTTGTATCTTTACGAAGAACCTTTTCAGCAAGTGGACTTCTTGGATTCTGTTCAGCAATTTTATGCATGACTTCTTTCCAGGTGTTGTCAGTTTTCTTTCCTGATAGATCACCTGTTCCAGAGTAACTGAACAACGGAGCACTTTCGATATATCGCTCTAGATGTGGGTTCTTCAATTTAAACTCGTCATAAGCAGCAATCGACATTACATGCTCTTCAAGTTTTTTTGTTTTCGTATTCAAAAATTCGTATGTTGGCATAATCAATACTTCCTAAAATAACCATGGTTCGCCATGTAGGCAACAAACTTCACTTTCGGGTATTCTTTCTTTAGTGACAAAAATACTTCTAGATTTCTTGCATCGTCATCAAACAGCGACACGGATTTAAATTTACCAGTTTCAAGATACTGTTTAATGTAGATCTTCTTCGCTTCGGCGGCAGGTAAACCCAAGTTCCCTGCTCTATGAACATGAATGTTTCTCATGTTCAATCCATATCTTTCAAATGTATTTAGGAAGGTGTGAGGATCGTCGAAGTCAGATCTAGCCGTCAACACAATCACCTTGCTGTTTGGTAGATTTGCGTAGGCTTTAAGAGTCTTGGCTGCTTTGTCGATTGCTCGTTGAATAGGAACAGAAGTCCGATTGAATAGTTTTGCGTCTTTAAACTCAGAAAAGTTATAAGACTCACCCTTCTTTAATTGGTATGTATTGTATTGTTTATTCGACAAAGACTTTACACGCTTGCCATCTTTCATGACATGCACTTGGGCTTTGGTTTGGAATAGAGTTTCATCTATATCCCAAACAGAAAGGTTGCCCAGATTTTCCGATTTAAACGAGGAGAACTTCTGCATTCATCTATTTATACCACTCGGGCTGACCGCGCACCTTCCAGTTAGCCATTCGACGCTTGTGATTCATGTAGTAATTACGATAGGCTTGGACGCTATCGCCGACCACCTTGGAGTCATCTGGCATCGCCTGTGGAGGCTCCTGCCAGTCAACTATGGGTATGCTATAGGGCGCGTCCAATAGAGGCTGCAATAGGTCTTCACACTTGTGCCTCTTACCGTCGTAGCGGTGCTTGTACTCATAGATAAGATAGTACATCAGATCGTACAGCCAGCGGTAATGGTCTATGTTGGAACGAACCCATACCGCACTGGGATGATTGATATGCCCAGCCGTGTACAATACTTGCTCGCGCCAGTCTCGAAGTTGCCAGCGTTTCAGTTTACGATAACGCGCAGGAAATGAACCGTTAACATACCTTTGTTCAATGTACTCAATTCCATCTAGAAGGCGATGTGCAGTGCACAGCAACTGTGCTGACTCAAGTATCATCTTAACGACATGTTTATCACAATGATACTGAGCCGCTAACTTCACATCGCGATCTAGATAGAAAATGTTAATATTACACCTTACCCTTACGAAGTTCAAGAATCATACGATATTCTTCAATTGTCGTTTGACCCATATTAATATTGTGACTCTTGCGAATCACAGCACCTTCCATGAGTTCGCCACCCTGAGCCCAAGCAGTATCGTGACCCCATACAGAGTCCTCTAACTTGAGCGGTAGACCATCGATAGCACACTTGAACCCCTGAATCGCGAGTTTCTGCTCGCGCTCAGAAGTCGTCAAACTTCGCTTACTGTCGCGAAACACAACGCCATACTTTTCTGGCTTACCCATCTCTTCAAGAATACGCTTTGCGCAAACCTTCTGAACGCTTCCGTTCGCGAAGTTAGTAATGTTCTTGCGCATAAATTCTTTTAAGAAATGGGTCTCGCCATCATACTGAATTGTTTCTCGATTGTATGTTGTGTCGGCAGTTCCAGTTAACAGAGAATATGCTTCCATAAATGATTCATGAAACTCATCATAATCTGCAATCTTAAACTCGCGATTCAAATTGTATAACTCGAACCAAGTCAACTGAAGTGCAGCAAAGATATCCGTGTTCAGTTTCTTGTATCGTTTAGATTGTATACTGAGAACATCAGTGAAGAAACGATCAACAGTGGCAAGAACTTTCTTGGTCACTGGGTTGTTACCGTCATATTCTTGACGCACCAGATCTTCAATATGAGACTGACCTGCATCAACATTGCCACCACCAATAGACTTCAGTATTGCTATGAATGCATACTCATCCCATTTGCGGCGATGATTCGGTGCCATGTCAAACCACTTCGCCTTCTCTGTTCCCGTCTTGTCAAATGCAGTTTCAAACAAATCATGGACTTTGTTATCGTATTCAACATAAGAACGCGTGAACGAACGCACATGACGACAGACTTCAGACTGGTCGTCGCACATCAACATCTCCATAAAATTAACAGGAGTTGTTTGATTCAGATTGCGAAACTTCTCAACAGCCTCTTTCGATGTGCAAGTTGTGATGTCTAGAGCAACTTGAAAATCATTTAGATCGATGTCCCAATCTTTAAACTTTTTCTTTTGAACGGCGAACTTGTCATTGTAAAATTTTACCAATGCGCGAACTCGGTGACCACCATCGATCACGAGATAATGCACACCAGGATAAACTTTTTGCATCTCTGCGTCTTCAGAGATATCGCGAAGCGCGACCATACCGATGCCAACACCAGATAGCATCGACCAAATAATATCTTGAGATTTAGAATAACCTTGCGATGTCGGTGGACGCTGACCAATCGGATCAGGATTTAATTTACCAGTAAGAACTAATTGGATAATTTCGTTTGCAGTTTTCTGCGAATATACAACTTTCATATTTTACCTCGTCACACAATGGTGACATAATTGCGTCTCACAATGGAGACAAAAAAAACAGGGGGAGTGTTACCTCCCCCACGACAGAATCTTACTCAGCGTAAGAATCGCTCAGACCCAACTCAGCACGCAGCGAGGCGAGTTCGTCGAACCCAACTTCCTCAACCTCGACGGTCGGAACCGAACCATCATCAACAACTGCAGCCTTCGGCTTACGAACAGTGGTCTTGGTCTTCAGAACAGCAACCTTCGCAGCCTTCGGTGCCTTCGCAACCTTGGGTGCCTTCGTTGAGATCTTGACCTTATCAGCATTGGTCAACTGATAGGTCAGAACCTTACGACCATCGCGGACCGTTTCGATATCTGCACCGAAATCGTTTCGCAGCGCAGAGATAAGACACATGATAGAACCCTGCTTCACATTGAGGGTCTTCAACATCTTCTCAACAGGCACAGGCTTGCCATCTTTCATCATCGTGAACAGAACTTCAACCTTCTTCATAACAATACTCCATAACAAATTAACAACGGACAAGAAACATTATACTACGAACAATCGCAAAAGTAAACCAGGCAAGAATAATAGTCATTTCAAGTAGCAAAAATTACACAGTTCGAGTAATCCAAAGACCACCGCCTTCGCGGTCGTTATTCAAACGCCACTTGTATCCAGTCTTGCGCTGCATGGATTGGCGTGTAGCATTCCATCGTGAATGCCAACGCTCCATTGTAACACCTCGCAAAGTCGGAACGAATATACGCTCGTTCTTCTTCATGTTTGCGAGTTTACTTCGCTTCGTCTTTAGCGCAGACTTGGTAAGACCATTCTGAGTCATGGCAGAATGGACTTGAAACACAGGTCCCTTGCTCAAGACTGAAATAGAAGCAAAATACTCTTCAATCTTTTGTTCAACCCTTTGTTCAATCTTTTGCTCAATGATACGCTCAACAATTGTATCAAACTTCGACATAGAACTCATAATCATTTCCTCTTAGATCCGTTCACTAGGACGGGGATACCCGTTGCCGTCGTAGAAGTCGTTGTAATCAGGGTTGCAGTTCGCGGCGTCGTTCATGTCGCGACTGACAAGCCACTCGCGGAGACGAGTCCATCGCGCCTTCTTCCCATCGGTCAGACTCTTGCGAGCCAGAACCGCATCCACCCGAACAAGCGCATCAGTAGCACTGACCTCGCAAGCCACAACCAGAGCCTTGATGTCACTGGCACTTGCCAACGCAAGAGGATTCGTGGTAGTCATTAGGCGAGACCTCGCTCAGCGTTCATCGCAGCAACCTGCGCAGCCGTCCACACGACACCCTTCGTCGACTTCTTCGTCGCCTTCTGAGCGCGAGCAAACTCACGCTGCTTCAGAGCCTCGAGCCGAGCCTCAGCCTTCGCGATTCGGGCAGCCACACGCTCCGCACGCTTCGCGTCGCGAGCAACCTTCGTCGCTGCACGAGCATCTTCCTTCACGACGCGATTAATCTGCGTTTCGCGACGGATCGCACCGCGCATCTCCTTGATGTATCGGCGCGACACCTTATTCTCTTCAAGTGCACGCTTGATAAGAGCGACGCGATCCTTAACAGTCGCGATCTCGGCGTCGCGCTTCGCCTTCATTTCGTTTAGAGTCAACATATATCTTTCTTCCTATTTCGCGGCGAGAACCATTTCTCACCCTATACAACCATTATACTATTGCACCCAAGAATTGTAAACCAGTAAAATTCTAATGAAATCAATGACTTACCCGAAGTCTAATAAAATCAATGACTTGCGCAATAGTAGCCCAAACAGGAAACTGTAATGAAATCAATGACTTGCGTGTGCTCCTGCAGGCTCCTGTGGAGTCCTTGGAGGGGCGACTTAAAGGGGGGATATTAGGGTCGCCCCCAGAACGGGAGACGCCAATAGAGAGT